GAGTGCGACAGGTTAGAGTTTACCAACAACTATGTCGACAGCCCTGATGCGGCGAATGACTGCATCGTCCAGATTGGTGGCGACCTCGATGGTTTGGTCTTCAACAACAACTACATCCAGCTTGGCACTGCGAACAACGAAAGCGTGATCCAAGTCGCGACAGGGAAAGACGTAACGAGTTGTCAGATTGTTGGCAATTACATCTACCGTCTAAACACTGCGGGCGACCTCTTGATTGACAGCGACACGTCTGATAACACGGGCATCATCGCTCACAATCGCATCGGTCACGCTGACACCGCTTCGGAGATTCTGATTGACGCCGATGGCGTTCGTCAGTTCGATAATCTCGGTGTCGCAACCGATACGGCCTCTGGATACGTTCTACCCGCCATCGATAGTTAGGAGGGTTAGATGTACGGTTATTCATCCGTTTCAATTAACTCTGGTGATACTACAGGTGGCTCTGGGGCGTCTACGAATAACAACACGTCCAGCCATGTAGTCGTAGGACAGATTTGCTCGATTGGGGTGACCTATAATGGGTCGCCCCCATCCAGCACTGATTTGGTCATAGCTACGGCAGGGAACAACGGGCCTGCGCTGACGATCCTGACGCTGACCAATGCGAACACGAGCGGTTGGTTTCACCCACGTCACGTCGTTGATAACAACGCCGGGGCGGACATCGAATACGCAGACGGCTATTCGGTCTATGACAAAGTTTGCGTCGCTGACAATATCAAAATCACCGTGAGTCAGGCCAACGACGACGACTCCGTCGACGTGGTCGTTGTCTACTACGCGGGTTCTTAATGGCTATCGAGAAGCACACCGTCAAAGTATCCACGACGGGATCTGACGCTTCGGCCACTGGTTCTCTTGTGACGGCTCTGCCCTACTGCGAACTGCTGGCGGTGCGCGTAGACTTCCATGCCTCTGCCCCAGCATCTACGGACACGACGCTGTCGTCCCCAGGCGGGCCAGTTGCCGTGACGTTGCTGACGATAACGAACTCGGCGACTGATGCTTGGTACTATCCAACGCACCAACTCGACGACAGTTCTGGATCAGCAATCACGGGCGCATATATCCCCGCCATCATTCATGGGAATCTACTCACTGAACTGGCAGGCTCTGATGCGCTAACAGATGCGCTTGTCATGACCATATTTGTGAGGGTCTAATGGCGTTCACTTATACAGCGGGAAGCTCTGCGGATCGGGATCGGGTGCGATTAGAAATCGGGGACACTGATTCGGATCGGGCTTTGTTTCAAGATGCAGAGCTTGATGATTTTCTCAGTCAAGAAGGCAACAGTATCTATGGCGCGTCAGCGCGAGCATGTGAGACGTTAGCGGTTAAGTTCGCGCGGGACTTTACGTTCTCCGCTGACGGTGCTTCGTTTCAGAAAGGATCAGTGACCCAGATGTTCATGGCGCAGGCAAAGCGTCTACGTCGTCGAGCGAGTGCAACGACTGTCGTGATGCCCCGTCGTGTGGATGGATACAGCGTCTATACCGACTCCGATGAAGTCACGGGACTGAACATCCTCGACTCAGGCACTGGCCTGTTCGGACGTTATTCAGATGGTTAATCGCTTATTACAAAATAATGACTTGTCATATATTCGTAATGAATCGATAAAAGCTATGCCTGACACAGTCAGCATCCAGAGGCAGACTAGGGTCGCAGACGGGCAAGGAGGCTTCACGACAAGCTGGTCGAACGCCTATCAGAACGTCGCGGCGCGGGTGATACCGAGCGGCGGATCAGAGTCTATCGACGCTGGGCGTCAAGACTTACAAGCTGACGCGATGCTGACAGTTGCCTATGACCAGTCTGTCGAACAAACGGATCGCGTGATTCATTCAAGCGGTACTTATGAGATCCGCTTCGTTGAAGACGGTAAATCATGGTCGACAGCAAAGCGATGTCAGATGCGCCGATTGTAGGTCTGCAAGAGTCACGATGTCAGACCAAGAATTGCCATATGCTGTTAGCGAGAACTCGATTGAGCGTCGACAGCGTAGTGGAAATTAAATGCCGAAGATGCAATACTATCAACGTGATCCGTCCTCAAAGATTAGACGATCCAGACGATGTCTCAATCAATCTAGTTTCTGACGGACAAGGTGGCTTCGTACCACCGACGACAACTGAATAGCATCCAGTCATAGAGGCTCTGTGAAGCCCATTAAGCGGCACGAACGCTGGCGGAAAGGGAATCCATTGCTGAGACAATCTGGAGTCCTTGTTGCCTGCGTAAGGCGCAAGGACTTTTTTCATGCCTAATGAATTTGGAGTCGACGCAACAATCACCTTCCGACTCGATCCCCGATGGCGGGAATTAGAAAGTCGCTTTCAGAAAGTTGTCGAGATTGCCGCGCGTCACGTCGAGACGAAAGCGAAAGACGATGTCCCCGTCAAAACAGGGGCGACAAAGAACTCGATAAACGCAAGCTCCGAAGGTGAGCTTTCTTGGCGGGTCGGGCCGACGACTGAATACGCTCCGTTCCTAGAGTATGGGACGCGACACATGATTGCCCGTCCGTTCCTGATCCCGGCTGTGGAGCTAGAAGCTCCCCGGCTTGAACGCGCCTTGATTCAAGTGACACAGGAGTTGTCGTAATGGCGAATCTTCGCGTCAACTTAGACACTGCAATCTATAGCGTCTTGAACGTCTCCTCAGTGACGAACGAAGCACTCGGCGGCGTCTTCAATAGTCTTGCTCCTCAAGAGACAGAGCCACCGTTCGTCGTCTTTCAAGCGATGTCGAAGGTGGACGACTACTTCTCATATACGGGCAGAGGCGGATCAGCGGTCTACATGATAAAAGCGATTGACCGCAGTCCGTGGCCCAAGACAGCAGGCGACATCGACACGCAGATTGATTCAGTCATGCAAGATGCGTCGTTAAGCATCACAGGACACGCATTGCTGTCGTGTCGACGTGAGTCGGACTTCTATCTTGCAGAGGATCAGAACGGCGTAATCTATCAACACATAGGAGGGCTGTATCGCATCCTTGCAGACCAAAGCTAAGAAGTGCATCCATCACTGGAATATTGAAATTGCCAACGGCCCAGTCAGTGATGGTGTTTGTGAGAATTGTGGAATGAAGAAAGAGTTCCAGAACTCTATCTTCTCCGAAGCACGTCACATCACACTGGAGAAAGAACATGCCCCCGAAACGCAAGCAATCGACAGGAAGTGGAACCGCTGGTTCGGAGACTGAAATCTGGTATCTTGCGCTTCGCAAATTACATATCGCGCAGGGGCCAGGAGTCACCCCGTCCAGCATACGATTTCATCCCGGTCAACGGTTTGCCTTGGACGGAGATGAGCCTGTGGATGTTGACGCTTTGCTTCGAATCGGAGCAATCAAATTCTATGAAGACTCAGACGCAGAGTGGGCGCAAGCGCGGTTAGCAGAAGCACCGCAACAGCCCAGAAGGAGAAGGAACCGTGGCTAGAATCTCAGCAAAAGGCGCGGCATTGCTTGTCGACGAGTTCGACTTCAGCGGTGTCAGTAATTCCATGACGCTGAACTTCACCGAAGCTCCCGCTGACGTGACAGCGTTTGCTGATACTGACATGACTTATATCCAGGGCAAGCCGACATTCACTTTTGATGTCAGCGGTCTTTGGTCGACAGCTTCCCCGAACTACGACGGGGAGATGTTCACCGACTTAACCGCTACGAATCGACGTGTAGGGATTTACCCTGGTGGATTATCTGATGGCAACGTGGGTTATGAGGGCGCAACAAATATCAGCGCGTCACCGCGAATCAGCACTATCGGCGATGCGATTGCTTGCAACGTCACATGGCAGGGCGCAAGTGCGCCTTTCCGTTCTACGATTCTTCGCTATGCTACCGATAGTTCTTCTGCCAACGGAACTCAATACACACTTGGCGCAATCGCCAACACGAACACCATCATCGGAGTTCTAAGGTTGATTGAGATTGGCGGATCAGGCAACAACACGCTGGACGTGAAGATTCAGTCTGACACTTCGGGCTATAGTAGCCCGTCAGACCGACTGACGTTTACGCAGTTGAATCAGGGTAGTGGAGCAACATCAGAAGTGCAGACCGCCACAGGGCCAGCAGGGTCGGATAACATCTGGCGCGTCGTTGTAACTATCGGCGGTGCTGGCAGTCGTTCATTCAAATTTGTGGTTGGCTTCGGCTACTACGTCACATAGGAGAAGACTATGGCACGAACTCACGGAAAGGATACAAACTTCTCGTTCAATGGGGTGGCTATCGAGGACGAGCTTAGTTCGGTCACGATGGATATCGCTGTCGGCGAAAGCGACATCACCGCTTTCAATGACACATACCAGAACTTCCTTGCTGGTAAGAAAGATGTCTCGTTCGATGTAAGCGGCGCGCTTGACGCTGACTTCTCTGGTGACGGTGACGCGACAATCTTCGACCATATCACTTTGACATCGGGGCCAAAGACTTTGATTTTTGATCCTGACGGCGCAGGGCCAGACACTAACAGCCCTGAATACACTTGCACCTCAAGCGGACTGACGGGAGCGTTGTGTAGCAGTTACACCATCAATCTGCCAGTTGGTGATGCGGCAACATACAGCGCGACATTCCAATGTTCAGGCTCTACAACTAGAGCAGTTTCATAAGGAGGAACCACTATGGCTCGCACACATGGAAAGGACGCCGACTTCTCATTCGACTCCGTGGCCCTGGAGGATGAGCTTAATAGCGCGACCCTAAACTTCACTGTCCCAGAGGCAGACATCACCGCCTTTAGCGACACCTACCAGAACTTCCTGGCAGGCAAGCCGACGGCGACTTATGACATCGCAGGCTTCGCGGATCTCGCATCCTCGCAGGGCGACGCGACCATCTTCGGAGAGCTTGGCTTAGAGGGTGAAGAAATCGATTTTGAACCTGATGGATCGACGGGCTACAACGGGTTCGCCATCGTCACTTCTTACTCGATTACCAGCACTGTCGGCGGGCCGATTACCTACTCAGCATCCTTCCGTCACAACGGTGGATCAGCCGCCGCTGACGCCGCGGCACCGACCCGCGGATAAGGGTCTGAATCGGGCTAAAATCTTGGTGGTGGTTCCTTGATGGTTAGTATCAAACTATGACCCTACGGTTCCTGACAGGGTGTCATACAATGAGTTGCCTACGGCAGGCCACCACCAAGAAAACGGCTCTCAGAGCCGGGAATCGGGTGGTCGAAAAACCCGATTTACTGTCATATTGATAATGGACAACATCTATTATCCGAAACAATAATACGCGTCCAATCAAAACATAGAAAAAATGTTCTAGTAGGAGAGGCTCAATGAAGCCCAAAATACCGGCAACAAAGGTCAATTCTGACGAGTGCTTTATCAGCGTTGGACAGGTGATTGAGGACGGCGAAATCAAGGACGCAGGGACTCCTCATTACGTCCATAAAGGGGAGTGGGTTGAGGTGCTTCCTGTCATGACAGTGAAGGAGGTAATGCAACTCAGTCGGCTCCAAGCGGGGGCTGACGACCCTGGTTCGTTGGGGGAGAATCTGACGCAACTTTGTCAGGAATTATCGCGACGCATAATCTCTTGGAACTGGACGGATCTGATGGGGGAGTCGATGGAGCAACCCTACAAACGGCCCGACATCTTGGAGGGGCTGTCGTCAGAAGAATTGATGTGGCTGGTCAGTGCTACTGGCGGGAGTGAGACAACTGATGAAAGAAAAAAAGACTCCGTGAAGTTGGAGAACATATCCTCGGAGATGGAACCCAACCAGGCTACGCTACCATCGGCATAATCTGTGAAGCGTTCGGATGTCTGCCTAGTCAGGTAATGCAAGAAGATTGGGCGACGATCCGCAACATCATGGAGTTCCGATTACTGACAGGTGCAAAGGATCAGCACAATCAGGACGCGAGTCAGATGCAACCAGCACAAGTGAAAATCTGGACAGAGATGGCAGAGGCAGTAGAGGACGATGGCTGACGCGACAACAATCTCGGTACTGATAAAAGCGCGAGACGAAGCCTCGGCGCAACTGAAGAAAGTCGAAGGCAACATGGGTCGACTTTCTGAGAGTTTCAGCAAGCATCGTCGAGGCATAGGAATGGCCGCGACTGGTATCGGTGCGGCCATCACGGGTATCGCGACCATCTCGCTGAAGTCTTCACTGGATCAGCAAATTGGCATCGACCAGTTAGACGTAGCGTTGAAGAATGTCGGGACAAGCTATGAAGCGAACAAGAAACAGATTGAAGACTTAGCCTCAGCGCAACAAGCCAAGACGAATTTTGGGGACGAAGAACAAAGAAAGGCATTACAGAAGCTGGTGCAAGTGACAGGCGACTACGACTTGTCCATGCAAGCGATGATCCCGTTGATGGACATGTCAGCCGCAACAGGGATGAAGTTAGAAGGTGCGTCAGTGCTTGTCGCTCGTGCGATAAGTGGTGAAGAATCAGCGTTGAAGCGATACGGCATCGCACTAGAAACGGGCGCAGGCCCACAAGCTGTCATGACTGCATTGATGGAGAAGTTCGCAGGCCAAGCAGAAGCCGCCGCTGATCCTACGACGCAGTTGAAGAATCGGGTGGGAGACTTGATGCAAGTCTTTGGTGATATGTTGCTCCCGATAATGACAGAGATGCTTCCGAAGATTGAATTGTTCATCCGTAAAGTTATTGAATGGGCAGAGGAGCATCCCACTCTAACAAAAGTCATTGGATTGAGCGCGGCGGCTCTGGGGGGTGTACTGCTTATTGTCGGCCCGTTGTTGCTGATACTGCCAACACTAGCGACGGCTTTTGGATTGCTCAGTGTGGCGATGGGGCCAATCACTCTTATCACTGTGGGCATCGCGGCGGCTATAGCGGCGGCGATTATCATCTACAAGAAATGGGACGATTGGAACAGAGAGGTGAAAGTGGGTGTCGTGCTTCTTAGTGTTGCAATCGCGGCAATATTCGGCCCCATTGGTTTGCTGACGGCGGCAGTCGCCGCCGCGATTCTTGTTTGGAAGAACTGGGATAAAGTGGTCGGCTTCATGCGCAAGGCTGTGGCTGATTTTGCTGTCCAAACCATTAGCTGGATACGCAAGCTCACAGAGGGCGTGAAGACTCTGGCGGGTTGGGTTCCCGGTCTGGGCAGAGTCGAAGACGCTCTGCAAGATGGGATCAACAAGTTAGAGGATATGGAGAGTTCTATCGACCAATGGTCTGTCAGTTCCGAAGATAGGTTGCGCGACCAGGCTCAAGCCTGGGGTGCGATGGAAGATAGCCATCACTCTACCGCTGGTGCTGTGGCGGACAACGTTCAACTAATGGCGAGAGAGCATGAAAAGATGGCTGACAAGGTAGCCGATTCCGTGAAAGATATTGACATGTCTTACGGCTCATTTGAAGATTCTGTGGCGAGGGCGCAAGGGATCGTCATAGAGTCACTTGATTCGATTATCGCGAAGCAAGAAGCATTGGAGATGTCCCAGGATGATTCGTATGCGCGGATCAGGAGCAATCTTGATGAGACAAACATCAAGTGGAAAGAGTCGCATCTGGGGATGGAGGATGTTGTCAGTCGATGGGCTGAAAGCACAAACCAAAGCACGGATGATGTTCTTGACCATTGGGACGACATCGACCTCGACCTCAAGGATTTGAAAAAAGTGTTCGCCCTATTCACTGAAGCGACGGGTCAAGACATATTCACTTGGGAAGGCAAAGTAAAAAGTGCCACAGATACCGTCTCAAGTAATTTCCGAAGCGTCGAAAGCAACATGACATTGATTGCTTCTGGCATCCATCAGACACTGATTGGGACTGCATCTGAAACGCTTCGCATCGCTAAAGGCATCCATGACACAATCGCAGGGATACATCGAGACGCATCAAGGTCAGTGCCTGCCCCTAGGGTTGGGGGATATACCGCGCCACCAAGATTTGCACCCGCGGCAACGGCTGGCCCGGCTGGAGCGATAACAACTGCGCCTCGGACAACGTCTGCCGCATTCGCGGCGGCAAGTCCAACAATCCAGGCGGCGGTTGCCGCTGGCTTCGGCAACCTCGCCGCCTATCAAGCGTCTTTGAAAATGGCTAATGGTGGGATCGTGCGACAGCCTACATTGGCGATGATTGGAGAAAGTGGCCCAGAAGCAGTCGTCCCATTAGGCAAGGGTGGGGGAATGGGAACCGTCAACAACTTCAACTTCCACGGTGCAGTCTACGGAGTAGAACAACTGAAAGAGGTCGTCGTCGAAGCAGTTCGCGACCATGCAATCTCAGGTGGATTCAGCGGCGTCTTTGCGGAGGCATAATGTTTGATTATCAGTGCAAACTACTTAGGGTCGTGGACGGCGACACCATCGATGTCAATCTGGATCTCGGCTTCAACGTCTGGCATCGGGCACGAGTTCGGATGCTGGGGATCGACACACCAGAATCACGCACACGAAATTTAGAGGAGAAAGCTCTAGGACTCGCGTCGAAAGCGCGACTGAAAGAGCTTCTCAAAGGAAGCAAACTTGAAATTCAATGTACTAAGGAAAAAGGTAAATTTGGCAGAGTTTTGGGTATTGTCTGGGCGACTGATAAAGCGGGCAATCGCATTGACTGTAATACTCAGCTTTGTATTGAAGGGCATGCTCGCCCTTATCACGGCGGCAAAAAACAGGCGTGGGTCTGATGCCGCTGAAGAAAGGATCGGGGAAGAAGACAGTGAGCAAGAACATCAAGACTCTAAGGAGTGAGGGATACAAGTCGAAGCAAGCAATCGCGATAGCTCTGGCAACATCAAGGCGCAAGCGCAAGAAGTAGGAGAATAGAAGTTGGCTCGTGGGACTTACGTCCTCGCGGTGGATTGGAACAACGACGGGGACTTCAGCGACAGCGGTGAAGACATCACAGCGCGCACTCTGAATGTCGAGTGGAGACGCGGGAACGATTACGCGTCTCAGCTAGTCGGGAAAGTCGTCGCTGGAACTCTTGTCGCAGAACTCAACAACGAGTCAGGTGATTATTCAACGTTCAACACGTCGTCAGCACTGACGGGCAATCTATTGCCGGGACGCAAGGTCAAGCTCACAGGCAACGACGGATCGACGACGCGAACTCTCTGGACGGGGTTTCTCGACAGCATCGAACCACAGCCGTCAGCGACAGGTGCAAATACTGCAAGACTGCGAGCAATCGGCCCGCTCGGTTATCTGAACAAGTTCGAAGTCTCGACGACGATGTTTGCGAGTAAGAAAGCAGGCGAGCTTATCGGTGAAATCTTAGACGTTGCTGGATGGTCTGACGACGACAGAGACATCGATGATGGGATCGTCGAATTTCCCCGCTTCTGGTGCGAACGGACAAAGACGTTGAAAGCACTGCGACTTGTCGAAGAAACAGAGACAGGCTTGCTTGAAGAAAGCGCGGCAGGGAAAATCGTCTATCGCGACAGACACGCTCGCAGTACGGATACCCTCTCTACGACCTCACAAGCGACGTACAGCGACGCAGGCGGGGCTTCCCTAGCTTACAGTGCTGTGACCCAAGTCGACCCCCTTAAATTCATTTACAACGAGCTTAGAGCGAAAATTCAACTTCATTCGGGAGCGTGGATTCTCGACAGTGCATCGCTTGGAGTCCAGACAGAACTCGCTGAAGATCCGTCAGTGTTGTGGACGCATCCAGAGGTGGGAAGCAATTCGCCCTCAATCGCGGCGGGCGAGACAAAGACGTTTACTGCGCAGTACCCGCAGAGCGGATCAGCGAATACGGCCCGTGCCGTAGACTTCTGGCAGAATCTCACAGCGTCGACAGACTATCTCGCGAACGACAGCGCAGATGGCACAGGCACGAATCGAACGTCAAGCATCACTGTCACTCTTACGAAGCGGGCGCAGTCGATGGACATCGCTCTGGCTAACGGTCATTCTGGTGCGGTCTACATCACGAAACTACAAGCGCAGGGCAATGCAGTCAGTGCGAAGAACGACTTCGAAGTCAGCGCGACAGACAGCACAAGTCAGACGACATTCGGGAAAAGGACTTACCCGCATCCAGGCAAGTTCGTGCCTGATGCAAACGAAGCGCAGAACTGGGCGGATTTTCACGTTGCCGCTTGGAAAGATCCCGTTCCTTTATTAAAATTAACGCTGGTAGGCAATCGCTCGACGGGAACGCTTACTGACGTTATGAGTCGCGAGATAAGCGACTTGGTCACAGTGACCGCAACAGGAGACGCAGGATTGGGGATCGACGAAGACTTCTTCGTTGAAGCAGTACATCATCAGGTGGACAGCCGATTGAATCATCGAGCGACATTCACGCTGTCGCAGGCGAGCGGATATGCGGGGTTCTTCGTCGTGGGAACTTCGTCACTAGGCAACAGCACACGATTGGCATACTAGGAGGAACGAATGGCTTGGACGACACCACGGACTTGGGTCACTGGCGAGGTGGTCACGGCGGCTTTATTAAACGCGCAGATTAAGGCCAATATGGATCTAAGCGCACCAGCCAAGTTGACCACGGCTGGGGACATGCTCTACGCGACTGGTGCAAACGCTACGGCGAGACTGGCAAAAGGCACCAACGGCAACATCTTGCATCAGGCCAGTTGTGCGCCAGCCTGGACTGCTACACCCAGCATTACAGACCTGACCCTCAGTGGAGCGTTAGACGTTAACGGCACGATTGATTACGACGGGACTGATGTTGATATGCTCTCCAGCGGTGATATCGACTTAGTGTCCAGTGCCAACGCCGCCGCCGCCATCTACATCGCGCAGTCCACAGGTACAAGTGGCACGATTAAGATTCACGCCGACACTGGAACGTCCGTCACAGAGGGTGCGGAGTCCATCAATATCTTGTCGGATGTTGGGGGCGTTGGGATTCGCAGTACAGCCAACCTAGCCAATGCCATCAATCTAACCGCTGACGGCGGCACGACTAGCACGATCCAGATTTACAACGACACTGGAACTGCGGTCAATGAAGGCGTGGCATCCGTCCAGTTGCTATCAGATGTCGGCGGCATTGGCATCAAGTCGGGCTTGGACGCCGCTGGCGCAATCCGCTTGACCGCCGATGCTGGCACTTCTGAAACCATCATCATCCATTCCGACCTGGGAAGTGGTGCCGCCTCAATCTGCCTGACTAGCGATGCTGGGGGCATTACGCTGACCCCTAGTTCTGCGGTCACTGTAAGTGGTGCGCTCACAGTGGGTGTCGATGATACAGGCCATGATGTGACCTTCTTCGGTGCTGCCGCTGGTGCATATATGCTCTACGACCAGTCATGCAATCTCCTAGATATACGAGGCGCAACTGCGG